GCAGTAAGCGACAACCTTCCGCCTAACATTCTGGCCGCTGTCCGTGATGGTTTCTCGCAGACGCCTCATCCGCGATTCGTCAAGGTCGGACGCCGTGCAGTCGCTACGGCAAACATCGTGATTACTCCGGTCAATCTGGCGACGTACACCATCACAGTTTCAGGCACTTCGCCCGAGGTGTACACCTTTACGGCTGATGCAACTGCTACGGCTGCGGAAATTGCAACTGGCCTGGCTTTGGCGATTACCAACGACACGAATGAGACACTGACCGCTACGGCCATTGGTAACGAATTGCGACTTGCTTGGATTAGTCAAAGCAACCTGCAAGCCGTCAAACTTGGCGCTAATTTGACTTGGGGTTCTATTGTTGCTCAAGATACTGTTGCGGTTGATATGGCCGCTATCAAACAAGCCGACAATGCTTGGTACGGCCTTATTTCCAGTGACCGCACCAAGCAAGTGCAACTGGATTTTGCTGCATGGACGGAAACACAAGAAAAGCTATTTGGCATTGCCTCCAGCGAAGCTGATATTCGGACTCAGGGCGTAACGACTGATGTGATTAGTGTGCTGGAAAACACGCAGTATTTTCGCACTTTCGCTGGCTACTCGGCTTTGGCCGAAACTCAGTACGGAGATTCGGCTTGGATGAACAAGGTGTTTACCTTGCCCCCCGGCTCGGAAACATGGGCGCTGAAACGACTTGCCGCGATTACGCCTGACAACCTGAGCGCCACTGAGCGCAATACTATTATTGGAAAAGGCGGTAATACATTCGAGTTTTATCAGCCGACTATTGCTCTAACAAGCCCCGGCAAAACAGCCGCAGGCGAATGGATTGACGTCATCCGTGGTCGTGATTGGCTGAAAGACCTGATTCAGACGAATCTGGTGCAGATGATTATCAATCGTCCAAAGGTTCCTTATACCGATGCGGGCATTCAGCTTTGCGTGGCAAATCTTCGCAAGTCGCTACAACAAGCCGTAAATGCTGGTGTTATCGCACCGGATGAAATTGATGCAGACGGAAACACTATCCCCGGATTCGTCATCACTTCGCCTATTAGTGCAGAAATTGACCCGCTGGTGAAAGCATCCCGCGTGCTTACGTTGGGTTTTCAGGCACGTTTGGCTGGTGCTATTCATGTCGTTAACGTCAACGGCTCTATTGGCTACGAACTCGCTTAAGGATACAAAATGGCTGATACTTCAACTTACGACCCCACAAAACTTGTAGTCATTGTCGGAGGCGTAATTGTCTCCGGCTTTATTGACGGCGACTTTATTACTGCAAAACGCGATGAAGATTTGTACATGAAGCGCGTTGGCGCTGATGGACACGTTGCCCGTGCGCGTAACGGTAATAAATCCGGCTCAATTGAGATTACCTTGCTGCAAAGTTCGCCCGCAGTTAACGAAATCGCTGCGCTGGTTGCCTTGGATAACTTTTTCTATGATGGAGATATTCTCATCCCTATCTCGATTTTGTCGCCGGGTAATAACGCAGAATTGGTAGTGTCTACTCAAAGCTGGCTTAAAACGCCGCCTGAGATGGTATTTGCCAAGGAAGTCAGTGACCGCAAATTTATCTTTGATTGCGCTGACCTGAAACTGTCGCTGGGTGGCACCTAATGAGCGAACGCATCATCATTGGTAGCGAGGAATACACCGCGCTGAAAATGAATGCGTTTGAGGCGAATGCTATTTTGCTACGCCTCAATAAAATCATTTTGCCGGTGATTGGTGGTTTGACCAAGGGCAAGCAAAGCGTCAACTTGCTTGATGCTGACTTGTCCGAAGTCGCTACGATCATTGCTGAAAATTTGAACGAAGAAGTGATGAATAACATCATCCTCCCAATGTTCAAAGGCAGTAAAGTTTTCTCAATTGAGAAAAAACTATTTATCGACAAAGAAGCTGCGATTAACGTGGTTTTTACAGTCGATAACTTGTTTGACTTGTATACCCTTATTTGGGAAGTGCTCAAGTTGAACTTTGAAGTTTTTTTTCGCAAAGCGGCGGCAAACTTTGGGAGCCTAACCGCCGCACCAACGGCAGCGAGCCTCCCGGCAAAGTCCGCGAAGACCTAAGTAGTGAATTGTGGATATGGAGGCCAATATTGGCTAACAAAACCACAATCACTGAGGTTAAATCTGGCATGTGTTCAGTCGATGATTTATTTAAGCTGAACGCATTGCTAGATATTCAGGACGCCTATGAACGTGAAGCGATGGAAAAGGCAAAATAATGGCAATTGTTAGGGAGTTAATCACTCGCTTCGGCTTTAATGTGGATAGCGCTGCTCAATCTCGTGTAGAGGGCAGCATCCAGCGCATTAGTGGTTTGTTGTCGGGCATTGCCGCCTTTGCTTCACTTCGCGCCTTGGCTAATGTGGCCGATTCCATGCAGTCGCTTGAAGCGCGTATTGGCATGTTGCCGCAGACGATTGGGAAAGTCGGCGATGCTTTTGATGAGGTGTCGCGTAACGCTACGGCCAATCGGCAATCTATCGAGGCTTATGGGACTTTATACGCCCGCGTAGGCAACGCTGCAAAAGACTTTATCAAAGACCAACAAAGTCTGATTACAGTCTCAAACACTATCAGTCAGGCATTAGTGGTAGGTGGTGCAACGACGCAAGAAGCCGCGTCTGTAATGACTCAGTTTAGTCAAGCATTAGGCTCTGGCACTTTGCAGGGTGAAGAATTTCGAGCTATGGCCGAGGCTGCACCGCAATACATGGATGCACTTGCCAAGGCTTTAGATGTTCCTCGTGCCAGCATGAAAAAACTAGCCAGCGAAGGAAAAATCACGACAAAGCAAGTAATTGAAGCGACACTAAAAATGTCAAGCATGTTTGAGGAAAAGTTCAAACAGATGCCTATGACAATCGGGCAAGCAACTACAGTCATGGGCAACCGCTTCAAAACAATGATAGCGGGTATGAATCGTGAAACTCATATTGTTACTGACATTGCAAATTTCTTGCTAACTGGCTTTGACCGCATTGAAAGCGGTTTTAACACGGTTGTCGATTCTGTTGGCGGGCTTAGAAACGCCCTAAAGCTGCTCGGGATCGCCGCCGCTGCAATCCTTGGCCCTATGGCGCTTGGCGGTCTTATCAGCATCTTGGCGGCTATTATTTCGCCCGTTGGATTGGTTGTCGGTGCTCTATTGCTTGTCGGTTTAGTAATTGATGACATCATCACTTACCTAAAAGGTGGACAATCTACCTTTGGCAGCTTTATTGAATGGATGAAAAGCGGCTCTGCTGGAGCTTCTGTTTTGACTGGTGCTATTACCGCTGTAGCTGCTGCTATTACTGGATATCTTGGATCGGCTTTGCTAGGCTTATCCGCGAAGTTTTTGTCAACAATTGCGCTTTCGTATGCGCTCAGTGGCGGTCTTTTACCGCTGATTGGTAACTTGGCTATATTGGCTGGGCAATCTATCGCTACTGGAGTTTCTATGGCTGCTGGATGGCTTATGGCACTTGGCCCGATTGGGCTTGTAATTGCTGCCATTGCTTCTCTAAGTGCAGGGCTTGCCTATGTGTATAGCAATTGGGAAAAAATCAAAGGATTTTTTGGGTTTAATACACCTACTGTCGCACCTTCATCCGTGGCAACCGCTGGCAAAGCTGGAAACGTAGTAAATAGCAACCAAACTGTTAATTTGACCATTCCACCTGGTACGCCTGAGTCGCAACAAAAGTTTCTTAAGGACGCCGCTGGTGCTGCTTTTCAAAATACTGAAATGGACAAGCTAGCCCGTAACCTTGGGATGGTCGGATAATGATCGGCTTTTACTACGGCAACGCTGGCACTAAATTATTCGGCATTCAGTCGATTGACTTAGATGCTACGCTCGATGAGGTGCATGACTGGGCAGTCGAGGTAACGACCAATCCCGTTGAAAATGGTGCGCCTGTAGCTGATCACGTCATTGAAAAACCGGATAAGCTAAGGCTGACTGGACTGATTACAAACAGCCCATTGCACGGCGAACTAGCTGGGCAATATTTTGGTGGCGACACGCAAAGCCCGCGCATTCAAACGGCTTTTGAGGCTATTTATGAGCTAATCAAAAAGCGCGAAGTGATTGTGGTTTACACCAAGCACGCTATTTACACCGATATGATTATTCAGTCGGTCAACATCCCGCGTAATGCCTCGATTGGTGAGTCGATTGAATTTAACATGGAGTTGGTTCACGTCCGCTTTGTATCCACTCAGATGACTACCGTTCCACCAGGCATTAGTCAAAAGAAAGAAGCAAAAGGAACGGCGGCCGTCAGCAAAAAAGCGGAGCCGCAAAAAACAGCCGGTCAAGTTGCGCTTGATAAAAACTACAAAACACGCGCCTATACTGGCCCGAGTTCAATACTTGAGTCACTTAGAAAATGAGCGAACTATCATCCATTGCAGTATTGACAAGCACGACTGACCAATTAATCGACGTGGTTTTGTCAGACAATCCATACACGCTTCGCATTCTTTGGAATGAGCGTTTTGGCTATTGGAGCTTGTCAATTCTTGAGCGTGATGGCCCTGCCATTGTCGAGAATATCAAGATGGTGAAAGATTATCCGTTGCTTGAGAAATTCAAAGATACTCGTCTGCCAACGGGTGAGCTGTACTTTTTAGACCCGAAAGCAAGGGCAACACGCCCCGGCTATGACGCTTTCACTGACTACGTGCTGGCGTACTATGAACCTGATGAAATAACCGCTGTAGCAGCTTCTACGCAAGCCGAAGCTATTGTGATGACCGGCTCGATCTGGGATGGTAGCTTGTCATCATGGGATAGTGGCGCTAGCACTTGGGATGCTTAAATGGCCTTATTTTATCGAGTAGCTTCTCTCGTCATCGGAAAGCCAGACGGCAAAGCTATTGAGATTCGTGACCTTCGCTTTGCTTTCAGCATTGAAAAAGGCACGGGTGAAAATCCGAATAAATGCACCTGCGAGGTTTACAACTTAAACCCGGACAGCCGTGCATTGGTCGAGACGGTAAACAATGTCCTGATTCTCAAAGCTGGTTATAAACAAGACGTGGGCGAAGTGACAATCTTTACGGGCACGGTGACGCGCTCGAACACGAAACGACAAGGCGCTGACTGGGTTACTGCGCTAGAAATGTCGGACGGTGGTTTAGAGTATCGTGACAAAAAAACAACATTCAGTTTTGCGCCGGGTGTAGCTGGTCAAACTGTACTTTCAAACATTGCAGCGAGTTTCGGTTTACCCGTTCGGCCATTGCCTGCTGATATAGCACAAAAGCAATATCCCGAAGGCTTTGCATTCGCTGGCCGATCACGTGAAGCCATGAGTAAGGCTTGTGAGTATCTGGGTTTGGAATGGTCAATTCAAAACCGCGAGATTCAAGTGCTGAAAAAAGGTAAGGCTGTAGAGATGCAAGCCTTTGTTTTAAGTGCTGACACGGGAATGATTGATTCGCCTGAGTCGGAAAGCAAAACAATGTCAGAAGCCGCAGCAGCCAAAAAAGGTATCACGACAAAGCAAAAAGGCGTGGTGCAATCTTTTGGCACTGATGACACTGGCGAAAAAGGCCGGAAACTTGAAGTGCAAGGCTACAAAGTAAAATCGCTATTGCAGCCAACATTGCAGCCTGGTGGTTACGTCAAGCTGGAAACAAAATCGATTAAGGGCGAATTTTTTAGAGTTGAGGCTGTAACCCATGTAGGTGATACACATGGGCAGGCTTGGCAATCTGATCTGATTTTGCGTTATGTTTAGGGGTTTACCCTAATTGCCAAAGCCTATAAAATACGGTAATGGCTGACCAACTCGACATTGTTGACGCACTTCGAAAAATGGTGGATTCCCGCCTCTACGAAGTCAACACGTCATTACCGGGAACGATTGTCAGCTACTCTAATGGCCGTGCAAACGTGCAGCCTACGCCAAAAAAGCGGTTTCCTGACGGCGATGTTTTGTCATTCCCCATCCTGCAAAATGTTCGCGTTTGCTGGCCTAGTTTTGCAGGCGGTACGGCTGGCGTAAAAGGCCCGATAAAGCCGGGTGACAAGTGCCTGGTTGTCATTGCCCAACAAGCTGTAGACGGCACGGATGACCCCAGGCGCTTCGATATGTCTGACGCCTACGTCATCCCGTGCGATCTTGGCAACGCTGCTGGACAAAGCTCGGACAACACTGGGATGACAATGTTTTTCGGTGGTGCTTTTATCCGCATCACTCAGGCTGGTGGCTTGCAAATAAATGCCCCAGGCGGTACTACTTGGACGGGCGCTGTAACGCAATCGGGCGGTGCATTGTCGTCTAATGGCATTGTGCTAAATACACATAATCATTCTGGCGTTGTCCCCGGTGGTGGCGTATCTGGTGGGCCGCAATGATTGACTTCGCCTTAAACAATTTTGATTTAGCCATTCAAAACAATGACTTAATTATGATTGACGGTGCGGAGCGAGTACGCCAACACTTGCAAATTAAGTTGAGATTGTGGGCTGGCGAATGGTTTCTAGATACTGAATTTGGTACGCCTTACCTGACTGATATTCTCGGAAAACAAATCAGCCTCGGCGCATCAGTTGCTGCGCTTAAAAAATCAATTCTTGAAGTAGACGGCGTACAAACAATCACGCGGTTTGACTACACTTTTAATCGTTCAGCTAGAAATTTAGACGTTGATTTTGATGTTCAAACAC